AACCGTAGAACCTGTTTGAGTAAAGGCGGTACGGGGTTGCCGTCAGTCCTAAAACCTTGCACTGGATTGTTTCGATGAAGTCCTTGTACATTCCTGCCTCTGCATTGACATAGTGGCACTCGTCAATGATAACGTAGCGGAAACGCCTGAAATAGTCCTTGCAGTTCTTTACGCTCCCTATGGTCGCAAAGGTGATTTTCTGAACCTCCTTGCGGTTGAATGAAGCCGAGAATATCCCGACATGGAAAACACCGTAGGAGCAAAGTTTCTCGTAGTTCTGCTCCAATATCTCCTTTGAGGGCTGGAATATCAGCACCGGGGCATCAAGCCGGGCGGCAATATCTGCAATGACAAGGCTTTTCCCTGCGCCCGTTGGAAGCACAATGATACCGTTTTTCTTGTCGTTCCGCTGAAAGAACGACACTGCGGCATCGGAAGCCTGTTGTTGATAATCTCTTAACTGATACATATATTGTTGTCTAAATTAGTGCCGTAGGCAGGGGTCAAACCTGCAATCGCTGTCAAAGTCCAGCCCTACGGCTACCGTTTAGTTCACGGCTCGTTTACTGCTCGATAATCACGATGTCCGGACAGCGTTCCTTGATGCGCTCCAGCACGGCATCAATCTCACGGTCACGCATTTCTTCCACGAGGTCGTTTGCCTCCGGGGAAACGAGTGTGCAGGAGAAGTCGGACGGGTTCACGTACACCTCCACAGCGATTGTCTGCTTGGCAGTTCCCTTGAAGATGGGCAGAATGAGGGTGAACGCCTCCGGCAGATTGTGTTCCACAGCCTGGTTAATCAGGATGCGTCTGTCGCCACGGTTGTTGTTGCTCTGCTCAATCTCCTTATCGACCTTTGCCTTGAAGTTCTGCAAGTCCGTTACCAGCTTCATGGCGACTGACTTGTTCTCGAAGAATGAGCGGTTCATCTTGATGAGTTCAGCCATTTCAAAATTGGTGATGTACTCTCCCTCATTGATGCCGAAACGCTTGTACTCCGGGGAGAGGGTCAGAGAGCCAACAACGAGAGTGCCGTAGTGGTTATTCTCGTTGCACTGCAGGGCGATTGTCAACTGCTCACGGTTCACAATCACGTGGCAGGTCTTTTCCTTGATGCAGTCGAAACGTGTTTCCAGCCAACGGGCAGCGGCATCAATCGTACCCTGTATCTTAACCTTGACAGGCTCTTTCAGTTCCACTGCCTTACCCTCACGGATAACGATTTCACCCACGCCAGCAGGAAGTCCGTTGGCTACCATTTCAGCAATCTGCTTCTTTACTTCTTCTTTGATTTTCTGTTCCATTTTGATGTAATTTTGAATGTTTATAAATTGGTTGATTAGCCCTCAGTGCCAGTTCTCAAAACCGGGGAAAACATGCTCTTCTGCATTTCCTCCGGGCGACCGGGGCGGCAGTAAACAAGCAAGCCCTCACGGTTGTAGTAGCCCACTTCACGGGTTTCCGTGTCAACGAACTTGAAGCAAGCCTCCGTGACAAACTCACTCTTGGCTTTCAGTTTCCCGGTTACTTCATCGTTGCTCTCCTCCAACTGCTTGATTTGGTCGTTGAACTCCTTGTTGGCGGCTTTCTTGTCGGCACGGACATCACGCAGTTGGATGTTGTTCTCAACAAGGCGGTCTTTCAGTGCCTCGATTTCCTCATTCGGAAGCTGCTTCGTGTAGCCCAAATCCTCGACCGCATCGCAGTTGTCACGCAGAAAGTCAATTCTTGCCTTTCCCTCGTACTCTTGTCCTAAAACTTTATCCATATTGAATTGAATTTATGGGGCAGCGGAATTGCCGCCCCGGTTAGTAATCTTATTTCTCTTCCTCCGGCTTGAAAACATAATCAGCCCAAATCTCAACGAACTGGCGACCTGCGTATTCCGAAAGTTCACTTGTCTTGAAGGCAAGCCGAGAACCAATGCCCGTGCTCGTGTCCGATGAATCGTTGTACGTGAGCGCATACGCAACACCGCCATACGCATTCGCATAGCCGTCCGACCGATACACCACACGGCTTTTCTCTTCCTCACTCATTTCGTCAATCTCCGACTGGGTATAGAGGTAGAACCACGGGAAATAGCGGTATTCATCCGTAGTGAACTGGGGCTTCCAGCCCTCGTTGAGAGCCGCTGCGATGATGCGCAGTTTCAGGTAGGCGATTACATCGGCTTCAAGTCCGAGGTCTTTCTTGTCCTGCACCCACTTGTCATGCTCAATGCCTAATTCATTACAGGCATCCTTGAATGTCTTGACACGCTCCATTACGTTTTGGGGCTTCTCGTCCACGAGTGTTAGCACTCCGTTTACCCATTCGGGCTTCTTGCCGTTAGGCACTTCGATTTCAATCTTTTTTGAGTTCATCTTTTAATCGTTTTACAAGTTGATAATCAATTTCTTTGTTGTCTTTTAACTTCCTGACAAGCAATCCAGCACGGCGTTTGAGGTTATACACCCGATTGCTGCCCTTATCGGCTGTCAACTCGATAAATGAGGTCAGGAAGTCAATAACATCTTGCCGCTGCTGGTTGCTTATCATGTGCATATCTTCGGACTTTAGAATGGCAAATCATCCTCATTGCCGGAAGCGGTGGAATCACCTTGCGCTCCCGTAGCGTTATTGTTCTGATAACTGCTTGGCTTCAATTCCCCAATGTAGTAGTTCACGCCCTCACGCTGCTGCTCCTTTTTGCAGTGAGCCTTGACATAGTGGGTCATTCCGAACTGCGATACCTCTCTGCGCTTGTTTACCACGATATTGAGGTACTTCTTGCCGTTCTTGCCGACCGTGATAAGTTCTTTTGGAATGTCCGTCAGGCATAGGCTTCCGTACAGGTTCTCTTCCATTATTTGAGCAAAAATCTACGTGAACCGGGAACTTGATACTGGTAGTTTGCGTAGAGTTCCGGTTTGTCTGCTGCAAACTGCTTTTCGTTAAACTTCGTGCTGTCCTTTGCCGCTTTCCATGTGGCGAGGATGGTTGGCTTTGCTTTGTTCACTCCGGGAGCAACAAGAGCCTCCGCATCACCGATAGCCATCTTGATGGTATTTTCAAGTTCTTTCTTGCGGCTGTCAAGCCCTCCAAGTTCCTCCTTGATGGTCTTTAGTTCTGAACACATGGCAATCAGTTCATCGTCTGCCTCCACGCTCTTGCCGACAACGTGTCTTGGGTTCTTCAGGAGGACATCTTCAACACTGGAAAGGAGCGGTTCTTGCTTGCCCACGATGTTGTCAGTCCAAAACTTATCAACCTCCTCAATCATGTAGTCGTAAAATTCCTTGTCGAACATCATATCACGGTAGCCGAACTCACGCCCCATAGTGAGCCATGCAAGCGCACCCTGTTCCAGTTCTGCAACGCCCAACTGATACTGGAGTTGGCAGAACCAGTGCTGCGGCAGGCTGTCCGCATCGACCTCCATCTGTGTTGTCTTGCACTCCAAGATACCCTTGTTGCGGTCTGACTTGGGTCTGCCCGGTATCCAAAACGTGCGGTCAGGGGACACACGCAGGTACTGCTTTTCGTTATTTACTATAAGCCAGTCCCCAGCGGAAGCCTTGATAATCTCCTTGCCTGTCTCATCACGGTAGAAAAGGCTTACGGCATCTTCGAGGTAATGCCCGGCTTTCATTGCGAAGTTCTCTTGCTTCGGAGCGTCCAGCCCCATTTTCCTGCGCCATAACTGATACGGGGTTTCAAACGGGTTCAAGCCGAGGATTGTTCCTACTTCCGATGAACCGATACCGCTCTCACGGTGTTTCAACCACTCTTGGCGGTCTTTTGGTCTGATGATTGTGTAGCTCATATTATCTGCAAAGTTTTTCAAGTAACATACTCATATCAGCATCACGGAAGATTTTAGCGGCTACACCGCCATCCATCTTTGTTCGCTTCACGGCTTCAACAAGGAGTTTTCCACTACCCATTACGGCAACAGAAGTTTTGCACTTTGTTTCCTCCTCATTGCGTTCTTTTTCTTCGATTGCAATTACCAAGATTTCACGTTTTTTACCCTCTTCATTCTGCCAAGTCTCAATGGCTGATTTCAAATTTTCTGTCATAATTTTGATGTTGTTGTGGAGCTTGCGCCCCGGTTGATATTATTGTTTAATTTCTCCTGTTTCCTTATCGACATTTTCCGGCACATCGTCACTCTTCGTCTTGCCCTGTCGCTTTTGAGCCGCCAAAGCCTTTTCCTTGGCTTCCTCCGACTTCTTCTTTGCTTCGGCAGCTTGTCGCTTCTCCTGAATAGGCTTCATGAAACTTTCCTCAACGGTGGTCGTTCCCTCCTTGATAGCGTTGGCGGTAGCACGGAGTTCAAACACTGCCTCCTTGTCGATTTCCTCACGCTTCTTCAATCCGAGATATTCAAGCAGAAGTTCCTCTGACACTCCGAGTTTAGCGAAGTATTGTATCATGTTCTGACGGCTTGTTTCGAGGTCGAGGGACTGACCGAGCGCAACTTGCTTGACATCGGCAATTACTCGCTTGGTAACAGCTTTAGGCACGATTTTCAAGACGGCATTACGGAAAGCAATCGCACTGGCAGCATTACCCGTAACCACCTGCATATCCTCCGAAAAAGTTTTGCCGTACTTGTCGGTAATTCTGCGCTTGACCTCAACGCTCACGGCTACGTTGGTTTCGAGGTCGTGGCAGATGCCCTGCGCTGTTACCGTCTTGCCGTCATTGCCGATGATGCGTGTCTGAACACGGAGGTTTCCCCACGCCCCAGCAATGATTTCAGCCATACGGACGGACAACCCCTCAATGGTATTGCTTCCGTTCTGACCGCCTCTGCGAAGCACATAGAAACAGTCAGAGGCTGTTTCAGTGTCCATAGTTGCGTAGGTCGCAATCTTGTTAAGAACTTCCGGCAGGTTGCGAGGGTACTGCTTTGCCGTTGATACCTGCATATCAATCTCGCTGCGATTGATAGCCTGCAAGACTTCCGCTTGCTTGATTTCGATAATTTCGCTCATATCTCTAAAATTTTATGCCTTGCGGCTGTTTGTTGTTTCTTATAGTTGCGACCTCCAAAATTTAAGTATCTCACGACCTGCGTAGAACTTCCGTGCCGTCAGTTTTCGGAAGCCGCATTTGATTAGTCCCTGCTCAGTGTACTTGCGGAGGGAGTTGCGGTGGATGCCCAGCACGTTACAGGTTTCAGTTACGGAGTACCTGCCCGTGTCGCTTACTTGTGGCTCAATGGATGTAATCATTTCTTGCCTCCTTTCAGTTCTTTCAGTTCTGCGACCGAGAGGTGCAGCAATCCGTAGGAGAGGAACAGCATAGCCGCAAAGCAGACAATGTAGAATACTTCCGAGCGCATAAACAATGCTCTAACGATTTGAAATAGCGAGAACAGCACAAAGAATACTGATGCCACTACCTGAAACCAACTTCCGATTTTCTCAAACATATCCATAGCGTAATCTAATTGGTTTACTTGTTGCTCTTACATTGATACAGACCGTTATCAATGATAATCTTTTTCACTCCGGGAATGGTCATTCCCACACTTTCCGCTATCAGCCCGAAGATGCGATGCGGTCTGCAATCCGGCATTTCGTTAGATAGCTTCAAGAAACTATTGCAGATACGTTTGTTCCGCTCGTCCCTTGCCTTTTCAATGGGTGTTCTTACATCAATCATATCTATCTACTTTTTAAGTTATTTATTCAGAGAGGGGTCGCCATAGTTGGCAACGTGTTCCATTATCCACTCGTAACTATCTTCACCAGGCAAGCAAGCCTGAATGAAATTTGTCTTATCCTTGAACCAGCATCCAATGCCTTTTACAGCGTATTGTTTTAGGATTTCCCGAAGCTGTCCGAGGTTGTCCCCAGTGAAGTCCGATTTCCAAAATGTTGCTATAATCATATTTTCTGCTCAACTTTTTAGTTTACTTTAAATTTTATTTGTATTTTTGAAACCGTTTTATAAACCAGTTTAGAAACACGATGCAAAATTAGAGAATTGTTCCGACATTACAAAATAATTTCGGAACTTTTTTCTAAAATAATTTAGAACAACGTGCTAATAGATTGAAAATATGACGATTAAAGAAAGAACATACTCATTTATAGAGTACAAGGGCATTACGGTGAAGAAATTTGAGGAACTTTGCGGTCTCTCAAACGGCTATATTTCGTCCATGCGGAAAGGTTTTGGAACTGATAAATTGAACAATGTTCTAACAATGTTCCCCGAACTTAATAGAGAATGGTTGCTGTATGGAGAGGGCGAAATGTTGAATCCCAAAGTCATTCAGAACAATCAGAATGGAGATAACATACAGGGACATTCCGTAACCGTAAACAAAACCGAGAAAGACTATTTGGAAATTATCAAGAGGCAGTCGGAGCAGTTGAGCAAGAGCCAAGAGCAAATCGACCGCCTCCTATCAATTATTGAGAATTTCGGGAAATGATATATGTCCTATTATTTTTAGCGTTTGTCTTTGCTGTTGCATTTTTTCAAGCAAGCCACAAGAAAAAGCATCAGCCGGATATTGCAGCGTTCAGCGTGGAAGCCCCTAACCGAATACGCATATACAATGAAAGTATGCACCTGCTTGAAACGACAAATGTAGCTAAGACTTTCATCGGGCGTGTCCGTGATGTATGCGAGTTTCAGGACTGGGCAGCGGTTCAGGTGCGAATGGGGATGCCGCTAAAGATAGATGGCAACATATTATCTGCCCGTAGAGATTGCTACGAGTTCATCAACCGCAACGCCCTCCGGGTCGCCCTTGCCGAGGTCGCCCTGTTCAGCAAAGTAGAAAGGGTAAGCGGTACGAGAATAGACAAGGCTGCGGCACGGGCTTTCGAGGCTATAGACGGGCTTTCTGCTTGCCTTAAGCCAGCAGACAATCAAGGTGAGATTAAATCGGAATTAGAGAACATGAGAAACTTAGTTGAAGACATCTATTCAAATATACAATGATACACGAGCGGTTACTTGACATCATACAATACAAGACCTCCGGCAAGCAAGCGGACTTTGCCGAGATTATGGGCTGGTCGCCCCAGTACCTCAACAGGCTGACAAAAGGGGAGAGCGGCATCGGCATACGCCCGATAGTTTCCCTGCTTGAAAAGTTCCCAGAACTTAATGCCCGGTGGCTGTTGCTTGGGGAGGGAGCAATGATAACCTCTGCTGCTGATGAAGTGCGGAAACGCCTTGCCCGGCTGCTGGAGATTGAGAAGTATATGCCTGTTATGACCCCCGATGAACTCCGGGAGGTCACGGAGGGAAACTGCCAGTTTGATTTGCAGAGCATAAACAAGTGGAATGCGCTGCTTGAAAAGAGAAACAAGGAAATCAACGACCGCTTTGCAGCGGCATATAAAAAGCAGGAGGAACTATGCAGACAGGACAAAGCCAAGTCATAATAAAACGCTTCTTTGATGCGTTGCAGATTTTGATTGAGAACAAGGTTATCCGGGGCAAACAAACTTTCGCCACACGGTACGGGATAAACCGCAGAAATATGTACTCACTGGAGAAAGAGCCGGGACGGGACATATTTCAGGTGGCGTGGCTGGAATATCTTGCCAACGACTACATGGTGTCCCCGGTGTGGCTGCTTACCGGGAAAGGCTCATTTTTCGCTGACGGCTGGGATGCCGACCGGGTCAAGTCAAAGGTGAAGAGCGAGCAGGAAAATAGCGAAAAACTGCAAGAAAACTGCAAATGCGAAAACGATATATAATAATATAATAATAATCAGTGAGTTGCGAGTTGATTTGCAACTCCTTTGCAATATGACAAATGAGTGAATCTAATGAGAATATTTACAGAACAAGCTATAAAGGAATATGCAGAGACGCATCCTGATGCAAAGGTAGCTTTACAAGAATGGACTACCATAGTCAAGAAAAGCGAATGGACTTGCTTTGCAGACGTAAAAAAGACCTTCAATAGTGTTGATAATGTGGGTAACCAACATTATGTATTCAATATTAAAGGAAATAATTACAGGCTGATTGTTGTGATAAGATTCACTATAAAGTTTGTTTATATTCGTTTCATTGGCACTCATACTGAATATGATAGAATAGCTGATTGTTCAGTTTTATAATTAAACCGAATCGGCGGTTACCGATTACCAAAGAACTATGACAAAGATAGAAACAAAAGCTCAATACGACTGGGCTGTAAAAAGGGTTGAGAAATTACTTCCGCTGGTTACAGATGAAACCCCTCTCGATGACCCAAATAGCATAGAGTTGGAATTACTTTCTAACCTTGTTGCTGACTATTCAGAAGAACATTTTGCACTGGGAGAACCAACCCTTGTTGATGTTCTCAAACTCCGTATGTATGAAATGGGGCTTAACCAAAAAGCGCTGGCTGAATTAATTGGTGTTAGCCCTTCCCGATTGAGCGATTATATATCCGGTAAATGTGAACCTACTTTGAAGGTTGCTCGTGAAATAAGCCAAAAATTAAATATTGATGCTAATATAGTGCTAGGTGTTTGATTGAATATGAGAGCTGTTGAAGCAATAGTTGAGAATACGTTGATCTAGGGGCATCAGAACGAATTGTGTAAGATAGAACGGCGGCAAAAATGTTGTTACAGTTTGTTTATCAGCAAGTTAAACGAATACGGGCTTTCATGCGAACGCAAAACGAAATGTGACATTACTTTACATCGGCTTTACATCTAAACGGCCTAAACGCGGGCTTTAAATACGTTTTTGTTACATCACCCTATAAATATCACCTAAACGGGGCTGGAATAGGCTGTAAAGGCTTATTTCGGCCTTTTTCATATCTGTTTAGGCGTTTAGAAATCTGTTTAAGTGCCCATTTAGACAGGAAAAACAAGCGGTTTCAAAATCCCTCTCTTAAATGTTAAAAAAGGGGTTGGGCATACCTTTGGGCATACTAGTTGGGCATACCCTTTTTTATTCATTTTATGCAAAAAATAAAAAGTTGGGCATACCTTTTTAACAGTTTCCCGACCATGTATTAGATAAGAGATTACTTTCTGTGTATGTGATTAAGCTGTTTTAGTCGTTATTTTGGTATGGATAGTATTATATATTTTCGGATTGATTACGCTGCAAAATTAACGTAAAGTACTGATTTATAGTGTCGGTTTGGGTGATAATGCGTATTTTTACGGTGAAAACGTGTGTGTGCGTGTAGAAATGATGCAGAATAGCTCAGAAGGTAGAGCAAACAGTACTGGACGCCTGCTGTTTTGTCCCTGGTTCGAGTCCGGGTTCTGCCCCAATACTTTTGTGAATTTGCGTTTTTATAGGTATTTGGTTTAAGGTGAACGCTCCCGGTGAAAGTCCGGGAGCTTATTTTTAAGGATATGGGAAAGAATCTGATTCGTACAATACTGGATGATCATCGTGATGCGGCTTTGTATAAGGCAGCAGCCAATCAGTTTCTGGCCATGCTTACTCTTGATAATATTTCCCCTTATTATAACACAGACGACCATCTGTTAGACAGCATTGGGCTTAAAATTTTACGCCTCAAAATGGAGAATCAAAAATTGAAAGAGGAAATTTCATTACTTAAAAAGACCAATCAGACTAATGAGGGTTCCTAAATAAGCCCAATAAGAATTATAATCCTTGGTAATTAAAAGGTATAAAACTGAGGCTATCAGTAAGATACATGATGCGGATTTGTAGAACTTTTTCTTTTTTCTATCTTCTTCAAGCCGCCTTAACACTTCTGCTTCTCTTTGTTTGCGATTTTCTTCTTCACGTTTCATTTCAGCTTCTATAACGGCTGAATATCCTCCGTTATCTACAAATAATCTCCCTTTTGGAGTGAGCATTATAGGCATTTCAAATTGACTTCCTAATATTCTAATATAGCCGTCGTTCTGTAAGATGCCAAGCAAACTATAGACAGTATTAAATTCAGATTCGTCATGTGTCTTAATAACTGTTGTATAGTTGTCTGATGGGAATAATTTCAGAATATCGTCCAGTTGTTTAGCCAAATTTTTATTCATCTTAATCAGCATTTAAATATTGGTTATTTCACTACATCTATAATATTACAGCTTACTCCAGCCGTATAACCCCGATAACCAGGGCCACATGATAAATCCTGTCCAAAGGTAATTCGAATGGCTCGTAACGTTCATTGTCCGATACGATGAGGACGTGTTCTTTGTCGGATCCGGGCTTTACCCGTTTGATAAGGGGGCCCTGATCTGTATCCAATACATATACTTTATTCCATTGGAAGAAAAGCTCATCCATCGGCAAACGCTTGCAGGCTACAATATCTCCGCTGTTATATTTAGGATACATGCTGCTTCCTTTCACGCTGATCAGGAACTCGGCTCCCTTGAATGTGGGAACAACAAAGCGTTCGCATTCGTATTCCAGTACGGTCTGTTCACCGGTGAATGTTCCTGCCATTGCGCTGATGGGAATCAAGGGGATGCCCTCCATGGGCGAATCGGATGGATGGGCTACCGGTATGTTTTCTTCCTTTCCAGACTCCGTACGGAGCATGTTGCCTTCGCCTGTAAGGAGCCAATTTATATTTATATCGAAACTTCTTGCGATTTTCTCCAAAAAGTCAGCTTTAGGCATTACTCCGTTTTTGTAATTCCTTACATTAGCTTCGCTAACTCCTATTAATGAGGCGAATACTGTGTTTTTTCCATTTCCAAATTTTTCTACGATAGTAGAGATTCTGTCGAAAATAGTTTCGTTCATACCTATTGTTTTTAGATTAAATCGAAAAATAATTCGAGTATTTCTTGTTTAATTCGAAATATGTTTCGATATTTGCAGAGTCTTCAATACCGAAGACGCCCTAAAGGTAGAAAATAATATTTAAAAACGCAAATTATGGATAAAATCAATGAAAACGTATCGGAAAACATCGCCGTTAGAGCACTTGTGGTGGAGGTGACTTATAAGGTAAGCTTAAGTAATGCAAAAATACCAAAAGAGGTATATGAAGAATTAACGAGAATGATTAAAAACACTGAGACACTTCCTGAACCGGAAGAATTGGCATTTGATGAGGAAGAAAGTCGGAAAATGACATCTCGTTGGTTATCGGAACACATTCATGAAGATGGATCTTTCCAGAGAGAATACATGGTAGATTTCATAACTAAATAAATCAATAACGAAATGGCAGAAACAAGAAAACTCATCAAAGCAAGCCGAGAGCTGAAAGAAGAAATCGCCCGGAAACTAAATGTTACAACCCGTACAGTGGATGCCGCACTGGCATACGACACTAAAAGTCCTACAGCAAGACTTATCCGCTCGTATGCCTTGAATCACGGAGCGGAACTCTACGAGCTGAAGAAATTGGAAAACCCGTATGAGGAAGTTATTAACCTTTAAAATAATCTGTATGAATTTTACAAAATACTCCTTTAAGAACATTGAATCCCAGCTTGAACATGTATGCGGACTGATAGACTTGGTAAAAGGCGACAGAGGATTTCGCGAAGCTATTCAAGATGAAGAGTTTTGCATGCTGATAAAGATGCAGGCACAACTGTTTGAGGAAATTAAGAAAAGAGAAAGACATCAACCAACTGCATAAATGATTGCTCATTGCTATTCCGGTTCGCGAGAATAGGGATGGCACCAAACTCAAAACCATTGAATCATGAAACGAATCAATACAACCACACGCTATCTGCTGCTGATACTGGCAGCAGCCATACTGAACCGGCTGACAGACGGTACAATGAACCTGATTATAACAACCTGCCTCTGCCTTGCACTCATACCTGCTGCAATACGGATGGACAAGGAGGATAAAGAATACCAGGAATGGATGGATGAAGAAATAAAGAAGCGGGAAGCACAGAAAAAGGAATAAATCACACACGGCTTGCAGAACTTCACACATTCAGGATAACGACTGTAATTTGACATATTGGGCTGTTTTCAATAGGAATTGGGAATATGGTAAAAAGAAGGAGTGAAGCGGCTGCCGTCCGGGTTCAAGTCCCGGAGCCGGACTACAATCTTAACGAATTAATCATGGAAATGTACGGAAACACATTATGCGTCAGCTTTACGGAACTTGTGGGGAGCGGACTTATCAGTAAGCCCACTTACGACAAGTATGTACGTAAAGGCAAGCTTACCCTCCTCCAGCGGGGAGGTAACGGACGCGAGGCCCTGATTGCCTACCGCTCCATGCCGGAACGGCTCCGTGCAGCATACGATGACACATTCAAGAATGCATACGAAGAAATGAAACAGCGTGAGCAGGAAAAGTACATCAACACACAGATTCGGTTCGATGCCGAAGCGGTACGGTTCTTCAAGGAATTTGAGCCGCGTATCGAGCCATCCAGACAGCTGGAATACATCTTGAACGCCCAGGTGATGAACGAGATGGTGCGTACGGAGAAGGCACGCAGTGTGGAACACGCCAAAGGAGGCTTTGCCCGCCGTGCGGAAACATGGAGCAGTGTGCAGATCTGCTGTGAGCGTCTTCGCGAAATTACAGGTCACACACTGCCGAAGAATCCGGCACGATTGCGTGAGAAGTTCAATGCTTACAAGCGTGAGGGATACGTGGTGCTGGTTAGCGGTAACTTGGGCAACAGTGCCGCACGCCGCATCGGAAAGGCCGAAGGTGCTCTTCTGCTGAAGCTTCGCCGAAGCAAGTTCCCTGTCTACACCGAT